ATCATGGTCAACCCGGTGAAGGCTCCGACTCGCAACCGGCACTATCTGGCCGACAGCTCCAACGGTCTGATCCCGTTCGGCGTCAACGCTGGTGAAGTGACCCTGGCCACGACCGAGATGCTGGACATGGACGTGGTGGATGCCACCCGCACCATGATCGAGTCGATCCCGCTGCCGCCCCCGGCTGTGAAGATCCCCGGTGACGTGGTGGCCGAAGACTCGCCCCTGCGCGTCATGCTGGTGTCCCCGGCTCAGTATCACGCCTTCTCGTCCGATCCGAGCTTCCGGCAGTTCCAAGCCAACGCCCTGGCCCGTGCCAGCAAGGCCAAGAACCACCCGCTGTTCCTCGGCGAGTGCGGTCTGTGGAACGGCATCCTCATCATGAAGATGCCCAAGCCCATCCGCTTCTACGCGGGCGACACCATCCGCTACTGCGCGGCCTTCGACAGCGAGTCCGAAACCACTTGCGTGGTCCCGGCCAGCTTCGGCACCACGCACGCGGTTGACCGGGCGATTCTGCTGGGCGGCCAGGCGCTGGCGCAAGCCTTCGCCCGCTCCAAGCACGGTGGCATGCCGTTCTTCTGGAAAGAGAAGACGTTTGACCACGACGACAAGATGGAACTTCTGATCGGCGCCATCCAAGGCCTGAAGAAGATCCGCTGGGAAGTCGATCAGGGCGACGGCACCAAGCAGTGGACGGACCATGGCGTCATCGCCATCGACACCGCCGTCCGCATCCTGGGCGCCCGCCTGTAATCGGCCATGACCGGGCCTGAAACACGGCCCGGTCTGAACTGAACCCTCACTTTCAGGAGCATCATCATGCCGACCATCACCGCCAAGAGCCGCAAGGACCACCGCGTCCGCCTGGGCTCCACTCCCTGGGGCAACACCGCCGCCCTGGTCTACAACCTCACGACCGCAGCCAACGGCTCCGTGGTCAATTCGGATTCTGCCTCCGCTGTTGCCAGCGGCGACGTGGTTCGCATTGCCAAGCTGCCCGCAGGCTTTCGCTTCGTGGACTCGCAAGTCGTCATCAACGTGGGCATGACCGCCTCCGTGACCGGAAACCTGGGCTTCGCCTATGTGGACGGTGTGGACGACGCCAGCGCTCCGCAGTCGGCGACCTACTTCGGCTCCGCGCTGAACATGGCCACCGCTGGCCGCCTGCGCAATGCCACCTCGAACAAGAGTGTCAAGCTCAACAAAGAGGCCTGGCTGACCCTGACCACGGGTGGCGCCAACAACGTCAAGGACTCGGACATCGAGATCACTGTCCTGGGCGTTGCCGAAGGCACCAACTGATCCCCACAAGGGATCGCGTGACGGGCCGGCTGGGGAAACCTGGCCGGTCCTTCAGGAGAACACATGAACCTCGTCCGTCTCACGTACACCGGCACCAAGTCGTACCGCGACAAGACCAAGCTGCGCAACACCTGGGAACCAGGCCAAGCCCGGCTTGTCCCCGATGAAATCGCCAAGCTGCTGCTGCGCTTTGCCGAGTTCACCAAGGACGATGGCGAGGCCGCGCCAACCGACACCGAGACAGCCGAGGCGCTGACTCAGGTTCAGGTGGTGCAGGAAACCGAGAAGCAGCAGCACAACGAGCGCGAGGCGATGCTTGTGGCGGTCGAAGCCTGGGACAAGGACCAGCTTGAGGCCTACGCCAAGAAGTACAACACCACCCTCGACAAGCGTCGCAGCGTCAACACCCTGCGGCAAGAGGTGGGCAACCTGATCGAGCAGTTCGGGGTGCTGTGATGAACCTCGAAGGCCTGATTCGGCGCTTTCGGACCAAGGCCCGCGACACCGCGACCCCGTATCTGTTCGGGGACGAGGAAGTCACGGACTGGCTCAACGACGCGCAAGAGCAGGCCTGCATCCGTGGCCGGCTGATCCTTGAGGACGCCGCCGAGGAAGTCATCAGAATCGACCTGACGCCCGGCACAGGCGCCTACGCCCTGCATGAGTCGGTCTACGAAATCGTGACCGCCCACATCCTTTGGCCGGGCATGGACCGAGACGACATCAAGCCTCTGAGCATCGTCACCCGCGAATGGCTCAACAAGTACCAGCCCAAGTGGCGCGAGGACAGCCAGCCGGCGCGCTGGGCCATTCAGGACGACACCCGCATTCGCATCGTGGGCACCTTCCCCGAAGATGCCTGGCTGCAACTGGAGTGCTACCGCCTGCCGCTGTACCCCATGGTCAGCGATGCCGATGAGCCTGAAATCCACCGGGCGCACCATGAACACCTGATCGACTGGGCGTTGCACGAGGCCTATTCGATCCCGGACACCGAGGTCTTCGACCCGGAGAAGTCCCGCCGCGCCGAAGCTGAGTTCACGACCTACTTTGGCCCGCTTCCCGATTCCGGCTTGAGGCGCGAGACACGCCATGACTTCGTGCAGGTCAATGAGGTGATCGCGTGAAGATCGAGCGGTTCACCGGCATCAACAACCGGCAACCCATCGACCGGATCAAGCCGACCGAGGCCGGCATGCCGGTGCGAGATGCGGTCAACGTCGATCTGTCGGACAGTGGCACCTTCCAGCGGCGTCCAGGTTTTCGGCGAGTGGTCGAGATGGCAGGATGCCGTGACCTTTGGGAAACCCGGCAAGGCGCATTGTTCGCGGCTGGCGACCGCCTGCACCTGTTTGACGGTCAAGGAACCACCGAAGTGGCCGCCCTGGCTTCACCCTTTGCCCGCGTGGCCTATGCTGAATCGGCGCTGGGCACGATCTGGAGCGATGGCTTCACCCTCAACGTGATGGCCGGCACGTCCCGCCGCCTGGTGCCTGCACAGCCGAACCCGCAGCCGCTGGCCAATGGCGCAGCCGGTGGCGGATTGCAGGCTGGCACCTATGGCGTGATGTTCGCCAGCATCCGGCCCGATGGCCAGCAATCGGCGCCGACCGTCCCGCAGTTTGTCACGGTCCCGCCTTCGGGCCAGATCCAGATCACAGCAGGCGGACAGACCGAACGCATCGCCATCTTCGTCACAGCCGTGGACGGCTCCATCTTCTACCGTCAAGGCGCCATCGAGGTCGGGCAGTCAAGCCTGAGCCTGACGGTGGTTCGCGCCGATGGCCAGCCGGTGCGATGGGAGAACACCAGCACCCTGCCTGCCGGGAAGATGCTCGCTGTTCACCGCGGTCGGCTGCTGTCGGTTGATAGCGGGTTCCTGTTCTACAGCTTGCCGTGGGCGCTGGGCCTGTACCGACCGGCATCGGACTACATCGCGCTGCCCGAGGACATCACGCTTGTCCAGCCGGTCGAAGGCGGCATCTACCTTGCCACCGACCGCGCGACCTATTTCCTGCCCGGTGGCGACATCAGCCAGTCGAGCATGCAGAAGGTGGCCCCGTATGGCGCCATCCGTGGCACTGCCGCACTGCTGCCGAATTCGATCAATCCGATGTGGCATACACCACGCGGCCCGGTGCAGGCCAGCCAAGACGGACAGCTCCAGTTGATGCAGGACGCACAAATCGCTTACCCGAGTGCCGGGCGCGGCGCGTCCATCCAGCGAGAGAGCAACGGGCTTCGCCAGTTCATCACCTCGCTTTCCCAAGCGCAGCCAACGGGCGGCGCGGTTTTCGGCTCCTACATGGAGGCCAGAGTCATTTCCCCAGGAGCTTGAACATGAACGCTGCACACATGGGTTTCACCTACCGGGTTCGGGAGTTTGACGCCTCCGGCAATCTGGTCGGCGAGTCCAAGGACACCAACCTGATCCCCGTCGAGGGCCTGAACTACATGATCGAGACGGCGCTGCGCAATGGCACACCGATCCCGGCTTTGTACGTCGGCCTCTACAGCGCCGACTACACGCCCACCCCTTCGGACACTGCGGCCACCTTCCCGGCGCTGGCGACCGAAATCACGGCCTACGCCAGCCCGACCCGCCCGCTGGTGTCGCTCGGCGCTGCCGTGGGTGGCCAAACCGACAACACGGCCAGCCTCAACGAGTTCGTGGGAACCACCAACGGAACGGTGGCCCGTGGCGGCTTTGTCTCGGCCAGCCCGACCAAGGGCGGCACGCTCGGCCCGCTGCTGTCCGCCGTTCGTTTCTCGTCCCCCAAGCAGCTTGAGCAAGGCGGCAGGCTTGAGGTGACTGTCGTTTTCTCCGCCGTTTCTGTCTGATAGGAGCACTCCATGGCTTTCAAATTCTCCACCGGCCTGCGCAACGGCATGATGGGCGCCAGCGGCTTCAAGGCCCTGATGGACAACTGTTTCGTTGACATCTACCAAGGCACTGAGCCGGCCACCGCCGACGCAGCCTTGGGTGGTGCGACCCTGCTGTGCCGCCTGACGGTTTCCGGCGATGGCACCACCGGCCTGACGTTTGGCACTCCGACCGGCGCCGTTCTGAGCAAGGCTTCCGCCGAAGCCTGGAGCGGCACGGCCAGCAACACCGGAGTCGGTTCGTTCTTCCGTGTGGTCAAGACCGGCGACACGGGCGACCTGAGCGCCAGCGCCCTTCGCGTTCAAGGTTCGGTGGGAACGCTGGGCGCCGACATGAACCTGTCGAATCCCTCGTTCACCAGCGGTACACCGTTCACCCTGAACGTGTTCAACGTGGCCCTGCCGACGCTGTAAGCGATGCCTACCCGGTTCGGCCTTCGGATCAACCCGACCAGCGGGACGGAGACGCTAAGTTTTGCTCTTGGCAGTCTTTCGTTAGGCTGGGGAGAGGTGGTCATAGGAGGGTATCAGCCTGATGTGCTGGATGTGCTGGATGCCGGGGGAGGATCGTTTACGGCATTTGGTCCGTTCGACTTCGGGCTATCGCGGTCTGTCAATGCTGGTTCGCCATGGACGACATGGTTCGCAGCCCCACCGGGCGAATACGAGTCAGCCAATATCGCTGTCGTTGTCGGCAGCTACGATGTCAATGTTCGCATTCGACTTCTGGTGGAAATTGACGGGGTGGAGAGTCAGCTATTCAGCGCGATTGAACCGGCCCTGGATGGTCGCAATGGCCCAATGGCATCCACCTATCAAGAGTTCTCCCTGACTGTCGGGCCAGGATCTCCAGGTTACTCCAACTTCTGGACCACATTCAATCGCACCCGAGAGAATGCGCCGACATGACCCGCTACCCGAAGAAGCCGACAGGCCCGACCCCGCACGGGGCCGCTGGCGTTCGTGCGCTTCAGCAGGGTGGCGGTAACTGGCAGACCAAGCGACCGGCCTTGGGTGTGACCAGCAAGCAGCAGGGCAACTTCCAGCGCGCCATCGTTGAACAAGACCCGTGGGTGTCGTCTGGCAGGCCTGAGCGCATCGGCTTGGGATACATCCCATACCAGATCCCGAACTACCAAGCGAACTATCCGGCCCGCGTCACAGGGGTTGTGAACCGCAAGGGCATCAGTGAACAGACTGGCCTGATGATTGAGACGGGCCGTGGCATGCTGATTCCGGGCCTCTCCGATTGGTATGTGGCCGGGGGATTCTGTCATTCCATCGAGTACCGGGGAGAGCTACTGCCTTCTGGATCAGCGCGGGACACGTTGCGCGTGCATGTCATGGAGTCCTACATCCCCGGAGCCCGTGGCCGGGAAGTTGCTCAGGCGACGCACATCTCTCATTCTATCACAGACATCGGACCCGAGTTTGTGCCGGGCGCCTACGTGTCCGGGACCGGCTGGGTCGGCGGCATCCGGCACGCGCTGCAAACGCCAAGCAACGGCAGGATTGGCCTCTACACCGCCTTCATTGCGGGATCGCAGCAGCCCCCAGCCGTGACCGTCATGCTTCCCATCGACAGGGAGGGTCTGAATGTCAGAACCACCATACCAGCGGTCAGCAGGATTTCTCCGACTGAGCTGATCGCGTTCGTTGTCGGGCTCAATGCTCAGGACGACTCAGACCCGTTTGCAGCCAGCTTCCCGCGAGGCTCCAGGATCTTCTACTCCAGCAACAACGGCATCGGCGGTTGGGTGTCAGCTTTTCGGGATGCGTCCATCTTCACCGACCGGGCCGACTTCGACCCGGCATTCCCAGATCGGTGGTTCGGGCCTGACCCCGGGACGCTTGCGTCCGACACCTACATGTTGGAATACAGCGGTCGATTCGCTTGTGGCGTGACGCCCGATCAGGTGCTCTTTGCCGTGGTCCCTGAGCGGCACTACAGAGAGGATGTGTTGCCGTATGGCACCCGCCTTCGCATCTACTCGCTCAACGGCGGCGGGACAACCACACTCCGCGCCGCAGACATTCTCATTCCTGAGCCCACCAAGCCCTCGGCAACCTGCTTCACTGTCAGCCGCGATGGCGGCTACCACCAAGACCGGATGATGCTCCAGTTCGTGGAGCAGTTCCAGCCGTCATGGATGCCGCCAGCCGTCCACCGCTTGGGGTTTGTCAGGCTTGACTTGAGCGGCATAGACTTTGTGTCACTGCCCAGACCCCCACATCACACAGGACGCGCCAGGGCACTGGACAGGGAAACCATCCAGTGTCCGATGTGGTGGCCAGAGCAAGGAGACTTCCGGGCCGGCTACTGGATCATGGTGTCCAAAGACTTCGGCCAGACATGGGAACACTTTCGCCTCATCAAGGCAGAACCGATTGAACCGCCGCCGATCATGGACCAGTTCATGGCAAACCAAGCGAACGAGTACCTGCACACCTTCTCGGACGCCTTCCTGCCACGGCGAAACGGCATTCCCTCGCCCACGTTTCCAGGCTACGAGTGGATGGGTGACAGCCGGGTCGCAGCGCCTTGGGAGAACACCTGATGCCATTCACCATCAACCAGCTCCAGAAGCCGATCATCCGGCAGTACATCCCGCCGATGCCGGCAAGGCCAGGGCATCCGGGCCAGCCGTACCGCCCGGCGCGCTGGGTCACGCAGAACAGGACAGTTTGCGGCTGGTCGTCAGGCGTCACGATCGATGTTGTGAACCTTGACCAGTTCGGCAATCCGACGCTGGCTGCGAACACGGCAGCGAATACAGGGACGTTCATTCAGCCGCAGTATTCTTGCACCACGCAGTCAGTCAGGCTCTTCGTACCTGAGCAGCAGGCCATTGCGCCAATTCCAAGCCGCCCGGCCACGCCAGAGCAAACCATCACCGACTATCAGATCGGATGGAACGCTTCGGCCAGGTCGGTGGTTCCGATGGTCGGGGATGGGCAGTTCCGTTTCCGTGTTCCGGTGTCCACTGTCGGCGCTGTCGTGGGCATCACACCCAACCCCGAGGCGACAGAGCAAGGGTACGATCACATCAGATACGGGTTCTTCGTGGAATCCGGGCGACTGAGGATCTGGGAGAACGAAGCCCTTGTCGCCGATTTGGGATTTGTGCCCAACGCCATGCTGTCCATCACAAGGGCGCGCGGTCGGATTGTCTACCGGGTCAATGACGGTGTGATAAGGGATGTGCCGAACTTCCAAGAGCCGGCCTATCTCAGCTCCGTGCTTTACATGGGTGGCGATACGGTCGATGACGCCCAGCTCGTGACGCTGCTTTCCGTCGAAGGCCAGTCGGCACCAATGGTGGGCTACGCTGGTGACGGGGAAATCGAGCAGGCGTCGGGGTACTTCCTCCCGATGATCGGCTATGCCGAAACCATCAGCCTGATACCGATCACCGGAGAAGCTTCCGGCAGTTTCCTGCCCATGGTGGGAGGCGCAGCCGATGCGGGCGGCTATTCGTTTGCTTCAGGCTCATTCCTGCCGATGACAGGACAGGCCCAGGCGAACAACATCACGCCGGCCTTTGCAATCTCGGATGGCGAGTTCCTTCCCATGATCGGCAGCGCCGATGGCGTGATGCACATAGTTGGCGAGGCAGAGGGTTCTTTCCTGTCCATGATCGGCTTGTCAGCCGAGACTGGATACTCCGTCGCCGATGGCCAGTTCCTGCCGATGGTCGGCTATGCCGCCGAGGGCGAGCGCCCGGACCAGGCCATCGTGTTCTCGGAGATGGCCGGACTTGACCGGCTGACGACTGACGCATTGGTCTTTGCCATCGTCGATGGCCGGTTTGGCATTTCTGGCCTGATGGTGGTCACGCCGATTGCCACGGCAACCATGATGGGTCGCGTGAGCCTGTCGGACAACTACACGCTGATCCTTGAGCTGCAAGCGGCCATCCGGTCCTTCATGGAGGCCAACGCTTCGGCTTTCGACCCAGCATCGGCGCAGCAACGCGATGTGTGGGTCTACCACATGGGCTCCGATGGCTCCACCCGGTACGAAGGATTCGACTTCGACGGATTCGCAAAGGTGGATGACGCCTACTATGGCATCAAGCCAGACGGCATCTACCTGCTGGAAGGCCAGGACGACAACGGCGAGGCGGTGCAGTCGCGTGTGAACTTCGGGAGCCTGAGCTTCGGGAGCATGGCGCGCAAGGCGCTGCCATACGTCTACGTGGGCATGGCGTCCAGCGGTGACACCTTCCTGCGCGTGACTGTCGAGGGCGACACCTTCACCTATCGCGTGCGCAACAGCACGAGCGAGATGAAGACGCACAGGTTCGAGCCGGGCCGAGGTCTGGCCGCGAACTTCTACGAACTGGAGCTGGTTGCCGATGGTGAGGTGTTCGACCTTCACGCCATCGACTTCCAGGCGATTGAACTGAAACGGAGGCTCTGAAATGGCAGACGTGCAACGCATCATTGACAACGCCCTGCTGGCTGCCCAGAACGCATCCAGCAGGTCGCGTGCCTACGGTGAACTGGCGATTCAGCGCGCCAGCCAGGGGCGCCCGGTCATCGTAGTCTCCAATCCGTCCGTGCCACCGATACAGAGGCCAGAGATGCCGAGCGGCGACGGCCCGAATTTGGGCATGTGGAGTGCGGTGGAGCAGCATGTGTACGCCCGACTGACCGGATTGTTCGGCGGGTTCTTCGACCAGTTCTTCCCGATTGACAGCGACCCGCTCCAGCAGGCCATCGACCGGCTGGTTGACATCTTCAACAACGGTTCCGGCCTTGATCCGCTGGTGGAAGCCCGGATCTGGCAGCGCGACCGCGACCGCATCAGCACCGAGGCAGCATCGGCCACCGATGAGGCTGTGGCGGCATGGGCGGCAAGGGGCTTCCCGCTTCCGCCCGGCGCGGCCAATGCTTCGGTTCAGGCTATCGCCGTCAAGCGCTCTGCCGATCTGGCAGCCGTGAGCCGAGACATCGCCATCAAGAGATTCGAGGAAGAGCTTGAAACTGTCAAGTTCGCCATCACCCAGGCTGCGCAGTACCGCAAGACGGCGATGGACGCGGCTGCGGACTACATCCGGGCGGTGTCCACCGGGTCCGGGGCTGGCGCCCAACTGGCATCCGCAGCAGCCGGGACCAATTCCCGCATGATGAGCGCCGCCGCGAGCTACTACAACGCCAGCATCAACGCGGCAGACACCATGCAAAAAGGCCCGCTGGCCTACATGAACGCCAAGCTGTCAGCAGATCAGACGGTCGAATCCCTCAAGCGCCAGTACCTGGAGAACATGGTGCAGGCAATCAGCGCCGTCGCAACAGCAATGGGTCAAGAGGCCGCCGCCGCGATGAACGGTCTGAACGCAACCGCCCAGGTCATTGAGTCGGCGGGCTGATGAACCCGGCATGGGGCTGGACTGGCGGCCCCGCACCGGACACAGTGAACCATCGGAAACACAAGGGGCCACCATGGCAACCATTGACGAAGAACGCAAGCGCCGCACGGCCTTCCCGACCGATCTGCCGGAATCGGGCTACCTGAAGAACCGCCCTGTTCCGCCGAGCGGGTTTGAAGGGGCCAAAGCCCGCATAAAAGAGGTCTTTCCCAGCACCGCCATGGCAATCCAAGGCCGCAGGGAGGACATCGCAGATGCACAGGCCAAAGGAGGTCTTGCGGCTGGCATTGGGCAGAGCTTCAGAACGGTGGGCGCTCCGGTGATCGGTTTTGCCGATGACACGGCGCGAGGATTTGCTGCTGCGCTTACCCCTGCTGCCCAAGCCCTGAAAACCTTCGTCACTGGAGATGCGACGCCAATCGGCATGAGTCAGGCCGCCGACCCCACCGGGGCCGCAAAACCCGGCACCGCCGCCGCGATGGACCCGAACAAGCCGACCGCCGCACCCCAGGCAGCCGCGCCCACGGCGGCAGAGCAGCAGATTCCCTTGACCGATCCGCAGCTTCAGGGCAAGCCGCCCGGCACCAACCCTGCCGGTGAGGTGGTTCAGCGTGGCACGGAGATTGCCCCCGGCGTGTTCCGCCAAGGCCGGGGGCAGTACAGCGACAACCCCGAAGGCATGGGTTTTCCGGCTGGGTTCACCGGGCGACCGAGCGCACAGAACATGCAGGCCGCCGAGAACCTTGCGCAGCGAAGCGCCGCACGCATTGCGCAGCCGCAAGCAGAGGCGCAGGGGCCGAGCGTGTCGATCATGCGAGACACCAGCGGAGGCGCCGGAATGTCCCGTGAGGAAGCGAACATGCTTCGCACTTTGACCATGAACGCACAGCAGCTCAAGCCAGGAGCAAGGGCTGCGCTTCGGGCATTTCAGGAAAGCATTGCCCAAAGAAAGGCAGCCGACCTTTCCCGCGACCGGATGGGCATGGAGTCCCAGAACGCAGCCGCCGAACGAGGCTTGCGCCAGCAGGAACTGACCGCCCGCATGGGTGACGCAGAGGCCACCCGCGCACTTCGCGCCCAAGAGCTGGGCGACAACATGGCAACCAATGCCGTGCGCCGCGAGGCCGCAGGCTTCGAGGTTCAGAACGCCCGCAGGCTCAAGAAACTGCAAGACCAGTATCTGGCCGCCACGTCGGACAAGGAACGTGGAGAGATTGCGGCCAAGATCCAGGCCCTGCAAGGCAAGTCGCAACAGGAGCAGGCCAACCGATTCACGGTGGTCCCCGGTGGGCAAGAGGTGCAGATGGTCGGCGGATTCCCGACGCCCGTCACCCGTCCGTCCATGGTCATCAACAACCAGACCGGGCAACTGGTGGACTTGGGTGGTGGGCAGCAGGCACAACTTCCACCCGGAATGGTCAAGCAAGTTGGGGCGTCTGGCGGGAAGCCTGTCTATGAAGATGCCACCGGGAAAAGGTTTGTCGGCGAGTAATTACTCACCGTCAAGTTTTCCAGTGAACGGCTTCAGACGAACCACTGCGTTAGATTGGTTCGTTGGTGCATGACCCTGAACTGGTGGATCAGACTTCCACCACTCGTCGGTCGCAACCGGCTTGTCCTGAAAACTGCCCACCAGCAGCAGGACAAGCAGAACCCATGCCAGCATGATCGCGCTGCCCGGCCAGGCCGGTCGGGCTTTCTTGGGAAAGAAAAGCGCGTAGAAGGCAAAGAGCAGGGCGGCAACACCCAGCGGAATAGCCCAGGTGAAGAACCAGACCGTTGCCGAATCGCCAACCCGGTAGATGGTCGGGTTGATGGCTGCGACGGCGGCAATCCCTACCGTGTGCCGGGCCAATCGGATGGGTGTGGACACAGCTTCGCTCATGGCGACCTCCTTTTCGATCCAGTCTAGCACCGGACCCGCATAGGGTTCGCAAAAAAATCGACCGACGGGCACATTGGGGCTTGTCAACGTGTGGCAGCACTGAGACAATCGCAACCATATAGAGCCCTTTGGCCTATGCGTTTCACCCATCTGGGACAGTGCTGCCACACTGGAAACGCATGGACCCAAGGGCTTTTTTGCGTTTCACGGTCAGGGCGCCAATTGACACAGATGACGGGCCTGCATGGGCCGCACCCGCGAAACACCGGCACTGGTTCACCCTCCAGTTCAAGCTGTCCAGCCTGTCTGCGAGGGACTGGTGTAGGTGAAGGGCGTCCAGTGGTGAGACAAGCGCCCCACCGAAGCAATCGCAGCGCCAAGCGTGTGCTGAGTACGGAAAGCCCAGAAGCAGGCCCGTACCGGGCAGGGAAGATACCTGAGCTATCACCCTTGGGGTAGCTGTGCCTGAACCCGGCATAGGGTTAGCCAAAAATGATTGCCGTCCGCAGAGTACGGGAATGGCGACATCCAAACTCACACCTTTCAATGGTCAGCTTGATAACAAGCCGGCTGGACTGAAACCATTTGATGGCACCTTGGACGGCGAGAAGCCCGTCGCCACCAAGACGGACCGCGCCAAGGATATGGGCCTTGCCTTGGCGCGCGGCATTGTCTCGGTCCCCGAGGCCGTTGTCGGGCTGGCCGATATTCCCACCGGTGGTCGAGTCGGCAAGTTCCTTGAGAACGAGGGCGGCGCCATCGGCTTCCGCCCGCGCCAGGCCAAGGAGTTCCTGAGCGAGTTCGATTCGGATGCATTCAAGGACGAGAAGCGTCGATTCGCCGAGGCTGACGGACTGGTGGACAAGACCGTCACTGCCGTGACCAATCCCGCCCTCGTTTTCAACACGGTGGCCGAATCCCTGCCTTCGATGTTCGCTGGTGGTGCCGTTGCCCGTGCAGCAGGCAAGGCCGCAGGTGTCGGTCAGGCCGCCATGGCTGGCAACACCGGGCGAGCACTGGCCGCTGGTGGCGAAGGCGCCATGATGGCTGGCATGCAGGCGTCCGAGATTCGGGGCGAAACCGAAGACGGCCTGCTGACCCCCAAGCAGTCGGCTTTGGCCGCTGCGACTGGCTTGGCCGGTGGCGCCATCGGCTTCGGTGGTGCGAAGCTGGCAAACAGGCTTGGTGTCGGTGACGTTGACCAGATGATTGCCTCCGGCATGGCGACCGGGACCGCCAAATCCGGCCTTGGGATGGCAAGCCGGGCAGGGCGTGGCGCGCTGGCCGAAGGCGTCTTTGAAGAACTGCCCCAGACCCTGACCGAAACCGGGCTCCAGAACATCGCACTTGATCGCCCTTTCACCGAAGGAATGCAAGATGCCGCCGTGCTGGGCACTCTGGCCGGTGGCGTGATGGGCGCTGGTGGCGGCGTGATTTCCGGCTTTGGGCAGCAGCGCAACCCCGGTCAAACCCCGGCCAACCCCGGTCAAACTCCCCCGGCAACCCCGGTCAATGAGGATTCGACGGGGCAGAACCCCGGTCAAGCACCCCTTCGATTGGGGTACAGCCCTCTTGCCGGAACCCCGGTCATCTACCCCGATGGAACGGTTGCCTTGGACGGGGAGCAGCAGTTTGCCAAGCGCAACCCCAAGCCATCCGAGGCCATGGGCCTGAACCCTGCCGCTGGCTCTCTGAGTGCAGCCGCAGCGCAGGCGGTCGATTCCGGCGCTTCCCCGGTGGTGCAGTCGTCGCAAACGACCGCACCTCCCGCAGCCGTGCGCCAAGCCGACGCGCT